ACGCTTGGCTGCACGAGGTCGGCTTCAACTGGTACGACCAGGGCGGTCTGGTGCCGCAGGGAATTTCTATGATCGCCAACGGCACGGGCCGAAATGAGCATCACGGCATTCTCACCGAGGACCAATGGCAGACGCTCAAGACCTTGGCGTCCGGGCGAGCTGGCGGCATGCACGCCCACACCACCGTCAACGCCTACACCTTCGAGACGCCAGAGTCGATCGCGGCCAAGTCGTCCGCCGCGAATCAGTGGCAACTGATGACCATGAGGAGGGGCTGAGTCATGGCACCGAGTGCGCCGACCTACGCGATCGGGGCGTGGATGTGCGGCGACAGCGGATTCTCCGTCACCGACACCAACGGAACCGCCTGGGGCGTGCGTACCGGAGGTACGTCCGGCATCTTCGACTCGCCGGACGTTCGGCTCAACCACGTGAACTATGCCAATGCGGACGGCGCGGCGCGCAGCAGGAACTTCCGGCCGCCCAAGCAGATGTCCATCACCGGCTGGGCTGCGGGCACCTCGATCGCCGGTATCGTGGCGAGCCGACGGGCGTTCCAGGGACTGCTCGGCGGTGGGGGCCAAGGCACGCTCACCGTAACGGACATCGACGGAACAGCGCTGACGGCAACGGTCGAGCTGGCTTCGGCGACAAAGATCACCCCCGCTGCGTTGCAGTTCGACTGGCAGCTCAATCTGGTCGCCAACGACCCGTATTTCTACGGAGCGCTGGTCACTGCGCCTCCTACGCTGTTGCCGACATCCTCTGGCGGCCTCGACTGGTCGACCGGCGGCGGCCTCGACTGGTCCACGGGGGGCGGCCTGAACTGGGGCACCTCCAACGGAAACGGCCTCATTACGCTGGCCAACACCGGAGTCGAGGAGAGCTGGCCCAAGTTCACTGTCGCCGGTCCGACGGACATCGGCACCTTGGCCAATCCGTCGATCACCAATTCCGTGACCGGAGAGCAGCTGTTCTTCGCCTACACGATGCAGCTCAATGACGTTTTGGTGATCGAAACCAATCCGCAGCGCCGCTCGGTCAAACTCAACGGCGTCACATACCGGCGCGACCTGACGATCGCCCAGTATTTCTCCGTGCTACCGGGAGTCTCAGTCACCGTCCAGTTCGGCGGTACCTCGGTGTCCACCACACCCTCTCTCACAGCGGCCATCGCCCCTGCCTACTAACTCCCAGGAGGAGCTGTGGCACTCACCAACTACGTCATCAACGGCAGCACACACCCCGGCGGTACCTGGACGATCCAGTCGACCAACACCGCCAACGTCGGCCGCTACCACGATCTGGCCTTCCTTCAGGAGGGCGACCTCAACGTCAATCAGATCACCACGAGTCGCGCGGGTGTGCTGGCGGGTGGCGGCATCACCGGCACCGCGCAGACGCCTGGGTCGATGTCCTGTACGGCCACTGGTGTGGCCCTGAACCTCGCTGCCAACCGCGGTGCGGCGATCGTCGAGCGTACTTCTCTCGCTGGCAGCTACACCGTTGTGAACGAGGCGCTGGCAACCGTCACGCTGGCCACCGCCGACGCCACCAACAGCCGGTGGGACCGGGTAGACCTCCAGGTGTTCGACGGTGTCCTGGGGGACAACGGCGGCACCTCACAGACCGCCTATATCGTCACGACGGGTGTTGCCAGTGGCTCGCCCGCGCTGCCCGCCGCACCCACGAACTCGATCCCCATCTCCAAGATCCTGTTGCCAGCGAACACCGTCACCCTGACCGCCGGCATGGTCACGGACATCCGGAAGTCCGCCGCTCTGCGCGGCGCCGACCGAATCCTGATGCCGGGCGACGCGCTGACCGACGTCGGATTCATGGTCGGCGAGAAGCGAATCCGTTACAACGCGACCTACGGATTCCTAGAAGATATGTGGGACAGCGTCAACGCCGTGTGGCGCGGCTCTCAGATACTCTTGCTTCCGCAGCCCGCACAGACCGGCAGCGGCGCTCTCACCAGCGGCTCGACGGCCATCATCGCCAGTGTGGCTATCACCGACCCTGGCTACCCCTACCATGTCGAGGCAGTGGGAGTAATTGACTACGGAGCGGCCTTGGCGGGTACGCAGTGCATGGCTGCTTTGCAGATCGATTCCGCTACCTTGGGAACAAATAGATTCGGCTTCGCCGGCACTGAAGCCGTCACTGGAAACGTAAACTTCGACCAGTGCACGGTGGTGGAGGGGAACACCAAGGCCAGCGCTGTCGGCGCGCTGACTGGTGCGCATACAGTATATCTACTAGCCAAGAACTTTAATGGAATCGGTGGAGCGTCAGCCATGACCATCTACACCAACTTCTACACGTTTGCTATTAGAATAGTGCCAGCGAACATCTGATGGCAGCGCGAGGATATTACTATAAGATATACGACACGGTGACCGGGCTGATCACCGGTGATCTGCCTATGGCCAAGCAGGACCCAGCCTGGCTGACGCAGATCAACAACGACGGCAACTGGACCGTGCAGACGCCGATCGGGGCAGCCGGTGGCCTGTCCAAAGAAGATCTGCGGGCGGCGACCGATCCCTGGCGCCGCGGCATCGCACTGTGCTACGGCACCGGGATCGCCGGCGACGCGATCGCCCAGATGGGGCCGATCACCGCCCGGCAGCTCGTCAGCGACGGAGGTGATTCCGGGCCGCCCATCCTCCAGCTCGGCGGCCCGGGTGGCTGCGGACTGCTGCGTGCCACGATGCAGTTCGCCTCGACCTGGAACGGCGTCGCGTTCGGCTCCGGCGCGGACGTCACCTACACCGGCAGCTACCAGAGCATCGCCACGCAGATCATCGCCAACTTCCTGTTGCGCAACCCAGTCGCGATGGATAGCACCCTGATCACCGATGCCGGCGGCAAGACCATGACCTACTTCGGCTACGACCTGACCTCCGCCGGCCAGCGCCTCCAGGAGCTGACCGTGCTGCCCGGCGGCCCGGACATCTTCTTCAAACCCTACTTCGCCGACTCCAGCCACCTTCGGTTCAAGGTGTTGGTCGGCACTCCGTCGTTGGCGACCACCGGCAACCAGGTGATCCTCGACCATCCCGGCAGCATCGTCTCCCTGCTCACCAATGAGAATGCGGTGAACGAATCCACCACCACCTACGTTAAAGGCAACGGCATGGAATACTCCACCCTCTGGGCCAAAGCCAGCGACGCGACGTTGCCGAATAACGGCTGGCCGCTACTGGAGTACGTCGACATCTCCCAGACCGCCCAGATTCTCCAGCCGATCCTCAACGACCGCGCCACGAGCCTTCAAGCCCTCAACGGCCGCCCGGTGGACATCTGGGCCGCGACCATGGTCATGGACGACATCGACTCGCCCTTCGGTAGCTACGATCCCGGCGGCCAGGTCATCTACAACGTCCGCGACCACTGCTGGATACCTAACGGCCAGTACACGCAGCGCCTGATCGGCTTCCAGTCCGGCCCGACCGTCGGCACCTACACGCACCTGCTACAGAACAACGGAACGGTGGTGCCGTAATGGGTGCTATCCCCGATATCCCCACCAGTCAAATGAGCGCATTGATTCAGCGTATTACTGCTTTAGAAACACAGGTACGAGAGGCAACCAACAAGAACTTGTTCTCGGCCAGTATCGGTAAGGGTGGCATCAATGTCACAGGCGGCTCCATTGACGTCAACACGGGCGGCGTGAATAAGTTTCATACGGGAGTTGACCAGACGGTCATTCGAGATGCCGCCGGCAATGTGGTGATATCCGACGATCCTACGGCCGGCTGGGGCTTCACGCAGCCAAATCAGTCGATTCCGTTCTACGTCACGCAGAGCAGTACGTATTATTATCCATTCTCCGCTGGCTCCTCAGCTATTAATCTGCCCATCTACGCAGGGCAGGCTCCAGTCAACAACCCGAAGATGAACTTCAAGTACGAAGCCATACTGAACACTGGGTCGGCTGCCACGTGTACGTACACGCTTTTTGTTACCATTGGCGCTAATACTTACACGATGGATACGATAACGCTGACCGGAACGACCACTCAGACTTCAGTTCGATCGGGAACCTGGAGTTTCCCGTCGGACCTTTTCGGGCAGATAGCTAATTACAACTTGGTCATCAACTTCACCAACTCGGGAACAGTGGGGGTTACCGCCTACTCCATTCTTCCCATCTACTTGTACGGCAGCGGAGTGTGAGATGTCGGAGATAACCGTCGTGATCGCCACAATTCCTCCACGCAAGGAGATGCTTGCTCGTGCATTGAACTCCGTGGGATACCAGACGAGGTCAGCGGACTTAATTGTCATTGAGCCCGATCCGAACCATACGGGCGCGGCAGCTACCAAGAACCGCGGTATCGCCAAGGTCACCAGCGAGTTCGTAGCGATGTTGGACGACGATGATGAATTCTGGCCCGAGCACCTGGAGAAGCTGCTCGCCGCGCAGCAGGAACACCAGGCGGACGTGGTCTACTCGATGCCGTTCATCCCCGGTCGCCCTGGCGGCATGGACCCCTGCGGACGCTTCGGCCAGCCCTTCGACGCCGACGAACTGCGCAAGCGCAGCTACATCCAGACCACCTCACTGATCCGCACCGAGCTACTCAAGGCGGCCGGCGGCTTCCAGATCCCCGAGGGCCGCGGCGTGCCCTACGATGACTGGGGCGCTTTCCTAGCCCTCCTTGACCTCGGCGCGAAGTTCTTCCACGTCGCCGAGCAGACCTTCACCTGGCACCACCACGGCTACGGTCGGCCGGGCGTGCCCGGAAATACCAGCGGAGACCCTAGTCGGTGGTGATCAAGACGTGTCGCTACGGCTAAATTCGATCACGAAACTTTCCGTTGGCGATGATGCCGTCGATGGACGCGGCAATGGTCTTTACGAATATGGCGAACTCTTCGGTGATACCGCCCGGCAGCGGCTCCCTCGGTGGGGACGGCTGGAGGATGCCGAGTCTGCGGGCTGTTCCACGCCTGATCGTCACAATGCCCACTCCTCTTGGTAGTCAGAGTGATCGGACCATTCGGAGACGAGGGCGCGCAGGGAACGGCATCCGCAAGGATCGGCGCTGCCGTCGTATATAGTCAGGATCGCTTTCCTCTGATAGGTAATGTTGCACTCGTGGTGGCCTTCGTGGACTTTGAGTAGTTGTCGCTTGGCCTCGACGGCACGAAGCGCACGCGCCGGGATGCCGCAGTCGCATACGATTTGAGGCATAGCCAGTTCGGTCGGGTCAGTGACATGACTGCCGAATTCGCACTCCTGGTCGTGTACGCGCCATTGGTCCCGAACAACGTCTTCTAGGCGTGCTTGAATAAAATCAACAATACTTAAAGGAGCGAGCTTAGCAAAGGTTCCGTCTGAATTGTATTGACGGTAGCCATCGTCAGTATTCATGCGCTACGCCTCCGATTCGAATAGTCGCCGATTGGGGTTGCCGTAACTGAGGTCTTGGTGCGCGCTTTCGTGCCAGAGGGCGATCACGCGGATGGAAGGGGGCGTGACGGAGCCGTATCGGCGTTGCAGGCGCCGGACCAGGTCGTCATCCTCCCAGCCCCAACCCGCATAGCGTTCGTCCATGCCACCGACTGTTTCCCAGCTGCCTCGGGTGACGGCGTTGATGCCTTTGCAGACCGTGTCGATGTGCTCGACCATGCTGTAGCTCGGCTGACCGACGGTCAGCAGCTCGTCGGTACCCCGCTGACTCAGGCGGTAGACGCCGCCGAAGACCGGCTGCCATGCGGCGTTGCGCTGAGCGAGACGGGCAGCACTGTCGACCGCAGTGGTGTTGGGATAGTGGTCGGCGCCCATGGGCACGAAGACATTCCCGGTGGCCTGGGCGGCGGCGCGGTTGAGGGCGCGGGAGCAGTTGAACGGGCCGGCGGCATCGTCCTCGCCGATGCAGATCTCGAAATCAGTCTTCGTCCACAACGGTCGCAGGAAGTCCCACACACGCTGGCGCTGGCCGTTATCAGTGCGCCAAGGGATGAGAATCGAGATGGTCATGAATCCTCCAGCAGAACCTTGGCCCACTTCCAGGCGTTGTCCTCATAGGTGTGGGCCATCGCGACGAGCCGGGCGTTGTGGCCCATCCACAGGCGCATCTCCTTGTTCTCGATGAGACGAGTGAGGTACTTGGCCATCTCGCCAGGGGTGCGGAACAGGAAGCCGGTTTCGCCGTGCAGCAGGAAGTCGTGGTACGGCCCGACGTCGCTGGCAACGGTGGGGATGCCGAGGGCGCCGTAGATCAGTGCGGCGATCCAGGACTTCGACTCGTTGAACACATGGTTGCGCAGCGGGATCAGGGCGACATCGAAGCAGATGCGCCGGAAGAAGTCCTCGACGCCAGCCACCCATCCCTCCTGGGTCACCCGGCCGCGGGGCAGCTCCTTGACGTGCTGGGTGATGTACTGTGGGGCGCCCATGACGTGCAGGATCGCGGTCGGGCTGCGGTTGATCCACTGAACGAGTCGGCCGCCGAGGTGTTCCCAGTCCATCGCGTGATGCTGGCTGCCCGCCCAGCCGACTACCACAGCATGCGCGGGGTGCACGAGATGCGCGTGGTGGACGAGCCACTTTGGCACATAATTGGGAATGATATAGACCGGCGCGTCGGTGTGCTGGCGTACGACGTCGGCCAGGGGGCGGCGGGAGACGATCACCCTGCGCGCCACAGCGAGGTTCGCTGAGACGTCGGCGCGATACTGCGGCCGGGACATCTGCTGGTAGCTGGGGTTGGCGCGGTCGATGGAGAAGATGTCATCGTCCATTTCGTACACAACATCCTGGCCGTTGGCCGCCATCGCGCGCCAGATCTCGCTCTGGGCTGGTGTCGCCACCATCTGCCCGAGAACGGTCGTGCCGGCCGCGAGGGTTGGGCTGAAGCGCTCGTGGCCGGGCCACAGTTCCTCGGGCAGGATGCGGCTCCAGGCGCAGGAATACCCCTGCTCATTGAGCGTGCGCAGCGGCTGTTGTACGCGGTACCAGGCTACGGGACCCTCGTTGCTGCACCAGCCGAATACGAGGCGCTCAGCCGGCGCTCCAGTTCTCGCGGCGGCTACTTCGGCGCCATGCCCATGTATCTCGCGTACGCCGCTATGTCCTGCCACTGGATGGGCCTCTCCGTGCGAGCGAGTGCGGCTTCGGCTTTGTCGAGCGCGAACTGGTCATCATTCACCTGTGCCCGCCGGATTTCCTTGGTGTAGAACAGCCGCATCAAAGCGCGGTGCGAGGCGAGCTGCGGAGTCCACAGGCGCTCGTAGGCGAACCACTCGTCCTCGGTGCGGCACCGAGTGCCCAGCGTGGGCCGGGCCTCGCGCTTGGCGGTGGGGTGCGCGCGAATTACGCGGCGGTGCGCTTCATTGGCGAGGTGATGGCGCCACATGCGCCAGAGACCGAACATAGCAGCCCTCTTTCAGAGTGAGGCGGTATCCAGCCGCCCGTTGGTGGAAATTGTAGCAGAGCGGGCGCGGCCGGAGGGAGGGCTGCTCACCCGCACCCGCGCCCGCTCGTTCCGGCTCGAACGGTGGATGCCGCACGAGGTCGACCCCGGAGGTTTCAGTATAGATGTGGCCACCACTCATGCCGACGTCGTTCGCCCAATTTGGGGTCTTTCGCCTTGCGTAACCACATGATCGCGTGTCGGTCGGCGTCGCGGGCGTGCTGCATTCCTCCCTCCCGCTGGTAAAGCCCCCATGAGCGCAACCGCGCGTCCGTGGCGCCCTGCATGGCCTCGCTGGGCTGCTGTCGATAGGTGGTCCAGACTCCCAGCCGGCGCACCGCGTAATCCAGAGCGGCCGTGATGCGCACCGGCGAGAGAAAGTCGGACTGCTGGTCGAAGCGGCGTATCACGAACTGCTCGATCAGAACGCACGCTCCCGGCCATCCCTCGATCAGCTCGCAGAGAGCATCCACGCCCGCGTTCTCGTACTTGCAGTCGACCTGGCCGTGGCTCCAGTGCGTGATATTGGCGAGGATCGGAATATCCGGCGCAGTCAGACAGTCCGGATGTACCGACAATACCGACCATCCGGTGGTGCCACCGGGGTCGACGGCCAGCACGGTGGGATCGCGGCACAGCTCGTCAGGGGCGAAGGTGCTCCAGGGAGTGTTCACGAGGTGGACGGAGATCGCAGCGCCTCCTCTGCGCTCCCGGAGATGCGCAATCTCACTTTCGACCAGCGGTCGGCGACTGCGCTCTCCAGTTCGATGCCCAGGCGTTCGGCGACATCGACAAGCTTGATCGCCACATCGGCCAGCTCGTCCGGCAGTAGAGCGGTCCACTTATCCGCCGAACCGCGAATGTTCTGCTGGCTCTTGACAATGCCGCAGGCGACATCGCCCCAGTCGCGGAACAGCTCCAGGATCGGTACCAGAACCTCGGCGGCGACCTCGCCGAGTTCTTCGGTCGTGCCGAGCGCGGCCGTGGAAATGCTGGTATTGGGAAACTGCTTCTGACTCCAAGAACCGACCTCGCGCTGAAGGCGGCTGATCGTCAGTACGTACTGGTCACAATCACCGGGGTAGTGGGGATATCCCATATCACACCATCTTTCTGACGATTTGGTTGTGGTCGAGGTGGTAAACGGCGAGCCCGCAGGCGGTGGCGACATGCAGCTCGGTCCGCGCGCCGACGGACTGCTGCCAACCGGGCATCAGGGCGATACCGTCGCAGGTCAGCATTTCTGTGATATCGGCGCGCAGGTAGCAGCCCTCGTTGTGAGTTGCGTTCTCACTGCGCCGGCCCGGCGGGCACGCGCCAGCATGCTCGCGCGGCTCGATGTCGTGTGGGATGACGGCCTTGGCGCACAGACTGTTTTGGATGCGCTTCGCCATCAACACGAAGGCTTCCCGGTTGCGGTCCGGGCCGGTGCCCCAGATCGGTCCGGCAATGTATATTCTCACGTACTCTCCTGTCTTTCTTCCCAGCGGGAGACCGCCTGGGTTCTGATCGCGTCGACATCGGGAATGTAGGGGTTGAGGAAGGTGGCCAACATCTCGGCCGCGCCGAGGAGGTAGCTGCGATCCTCAACGAGAAGAATCGAATCGGGGCTCGCACGGAGCATCGCCGAGTCCATCCGACAGTCGATCAGCTCCCACATAATCTCCACTAGGCTTCGGCCGTGAGTGCTCAATGAGGGCATGTCCGACTTGGGCACCCTTTTCGCACCAGCTTGTCGAGCAGCAGGTGCAACTCGGCGAGTGAGTTTTTTGGTTGGCGGGTGCTGCCGCATAGTTGCGCTCCATGTAGGTTCCGCCAGCCTCAGCTGGCGTGGGGGCGATGCGTTCGAACGAGACCAGGATGGACAACTTAAATCTCTTGGTCAGCAGGCTCAGGTTCATCTTGCTCCAATACTTCGATGCGGTTGGCGAACAAGCTGATTCCGAACCCACCACCGTCCTTTTTGGTGCCAGTCACGACCACCACATCGGCGTCGGGGATAATGCAGTCGATGCTGTCGCGGAGGACCGGGAAGGCCCAGCGGTTGATGCGGACGTAGACGTCCTCGTCGCCGTCGTCGTAACACACCAGCACCGCACTGTCGAGCAGGTGCGGATCGCGTAGGGTGCTCAGGATCTCGGCCTCGTCCTGGTTTGTGCGGGCTCGGATCTTCTCGATCTCGTTCTGGTACTTGACCTTCTTGACGAAACCCATCCAGACAACCGTGTGCGTGCCGGTCTCGGGAATGCTGTCGGAGGTGTGCGTGGGCAGCGGCAGGCCGTGGAAGTCGGGGCGTCCCTCACGGATACCCTGGCGGTACTCGCGCAGTACGGTGCGGACACGCTGGAGGCCGAAGGGGTCTTCGGCTTCGGCGAAACCGCGCATCGACTCGACCGTCTTGGGGCCAATACCTTTGATGGCGGTGTAGTGGTCCCAGGTGATGCGGATACCGTCGGCAGCGCGGTACTCGATCATCGGAATCGCCGTCGCCTCGCCAACACCAGGAATCTGGAGTAGCCCGGCGCGCAGGGTAGGAGGCGCTTCGGGCTGGATCTGTTCTTCGGGCTCCCAGGTCAGATTGGACAGAGCAGGGTGCGGCGGCAGGATCTCGATGCCGTGGTTGAGTGCGTCCTGAAGTAGGCGCGGCAGCTTCTCCTTGCCGGCTTTGCTGAGCTGGGCGGCGAAGAAAGCGAGAGGGTGGTGCACCTTGAGCCACATGCACCAAAACGCGAGGATGGAGTAGGAGCAGGAGTGCGCGTAGTTGAACAAATACTTCGAGCTGGTGACCATCCGGTTCCAGATCGACCGGGCCAGCTCGGGGTCGATGCCGTGCTGGTCGCGGGCGCCCTGCTCGAATTCCTCGTAGGCGGCGTCGAAGGCGGCCTCGCCGAGCTTCTGGCCGATGATCCGGCGGATGTCGCCGATGCGGCCGGGCGGAAAGCCGCCGACGCGGGCTAAGGTGAGCAGCACCTGCTCTTGGTAGATATGAGTGCCGTAGGAGTTGGCTACCAGCTCGTCCACCACCGGGTGGATGGAGGGCACCGCCTCGCCGTGCCGGCGCCGGACATAGGCGTCGTAGGCGCCCGATCCCAGCGGGCCAGGCCGGGCCAGCGCGCTGATGTCGATGAGGTGGGCCAAAGTGGTCGGCTTGACCGCATGTGTTACGCCGCGCTGGGTGCGGCCCTCGAACTGGAAGGTGCCGGTCAGGTCACCCTCGCGGAAGGCGTCCAGTGTGCGCTGATCGTCCAGCGGGACTCGATAGAGCTCGGCCAGTGGCATGTCGATCAGGCGCAGGGCACGGGCGATCATGCCCATTGTGGAGAGCCCGAGTAAGTCGACCTTCAGCATGCCCAGGTATTCGGCCGACTTCTTGTCGGCGCTGATGACTGTGACCTTCTTCTTTTTCTTGCCCACGCCGATCTCGCGGGTGTAGAGGGCGCAGGTGTCGGTGATGGGCCGCGAGGAGATCACCAGTCCGGCAGCGTGCATGCCCATGCCGCGGTAGTTGCCCTCCAGGTCGGCGGCCAGACTCAGCGCAGGGAACTGCTTCAGTATTTCGGCCGCTCGCGGGAACAGGATGAAGGTGTCGCGAATCGAGTCGTTTTGATGGGGATCACCAGCAGAACGATCGATGATAAGATTGTTGACGGATTCGGCGGCCCACTTGGGGACCTTGTTGACACGCGCCACATCATTAACAGCCGTCTTTCCTCGGAACCGCATGAAATTGGCGACGTTGCCCACGCAGTCTGCGCCGTACTTGCGAACGGCGTACTCCTGCACTTCGTGCCGGCGCTCGTCCTCGAAGTCTAGGTCGATGTCGGGCATGTCATCGCGGGTGGGATCGATGAACCGCTCGAACAGCATATTGGGATGTTCAAGCGGGTTGATCTCGGTGATACGCAGCAGGAAGCACACCAACGAGGCGGCGGCCGACCCCCGACCCGGTCCGACGGCGATACCCGAGTCCTTGGCGAACCGGACGAGATCCGAGGTGACGAGAAAGTAGTCGGGGAAGCCCTTGCCGAGAATCACCGACATCTCGTACTGGACGCGCGCTCCACACTCCTCGGCGTGCTCGGCTAGAAAGGAGTTGTGCGGCAGCCGGTAGGCCCAGCCGTTGCGCAGCCAGGCCCACAGCAGCTCGACGCTATCAATCGGCGTCGCGCCATTCAAGACCTTCATCAAAGTCTTCATTGTCATCCCACCCTCCACTACCGCATTTCTCGCATACATCTTCCAGTACCAGCGGCTCGCCGCAGTCTGGGCATTCTTCTCTCACCAGACTAACTCCTCGACTATCCCGGGGTACTTCACAGATTCGCTCTTGGGCAGCACCACTTGGCAGCGCTGGCCGATCTCCTCACTGGAGGCGACAGCCAGCTCGGCCTGGTGCTTCGTCAAGCCTGTTTCGATGAGCTGGTCCGTAATCTGCTGATCGGACAGTGGATGACTCAATTTTATTGAGTATTCCCACCCGGCTTCCTGCGCCTCAACGGTGCTGCCGCGCATCGCGGCGTGCAGGGTGGTCTGCATCGTATTCTGCTCGGGCAGCGGGTAATGCACGTCGGCGGTAGCGACCAGCGGCACACCAGTCGGGCCGGACATCGCGGCGTAGATCTCGTTGAGCGTGCGGCAGCGCTCCAGCTCGGGGAAACGCTGGCACTCCAGGTAATAGCCGTCACCGAACAGATCTTGGAACCATTCCACCACCTGCACGGCGCGGTGCACATCATCGGCGCTGGCCGTAGCGCGCTGCTCGCCGTAGCTCTTGCCGCCGAGCAGCGTGCAGGCCAGTAGCGAGTCCGCGCAGCCGCTGGTGACCACCAGACCTTCGGCGTGATCGGCCAGCATGTCGGAGTGCACGGTGGGGTATTTGTAGAATCCCTCGGCCCAGGAGCGGCTGACGAGCTGGCAGAGGTTGCGGTAGCCGACCAGATTCTCGGCGATCACCGTCAGGTGCCACTTGCGCAGTTCACCCGGCGGCGCGAGATACAGCTCGCACCCGAAGGCCGGGTGCAGGCCGTGTTTGGTCAGCGCCTTCTCCCACTGGGCGTGACCGGTAATGTTGCCGTGGTCGGTCAGCGCAGCGCCGGTCGCTCCCAGCTCGGCCAAGCGCACCGCATGGTCCTCTGGCGTCCCGTATCCGTCGCCGAAACTAAAAGTGCAGTGGGTATGTGGACTAAAAAACATCATTGCTGCCGTCCGTATTCTCGGACTATCACGTCGATCTCCAGCGCCGCATCGCGCATTTGAGTGAGCGCACCGCGCATATGCGGATCACTTTCGGCAGTTTCGTTACGTAGCCCCGCTTCTCGCCGGGCGCTGGCCATCCGCCATACGTACATCGGTCGGTTGAGTGCTGCACACAGATCGTCGATGCGGTCGAACTCGGCTTGTTCCTTGTTCGACACGGTGCTGCTCATCGGATCGCCTTCTTGATAATGCAAGTCCCACAGGAGCAGAAGGCAGTGGCTTGGTGGGGAGGACGGCAGAACCTGCAATAACAATGCAGCGCCGCCATTGCGGGGGTTCCGTGGGACATGCCTTCTTTTTCCATTGCCCTGATGTGCGCTACGTCAAACTCGCTGTTGGTTGTCGCGAACCCGTAGGGTCGAACTGACGTCGACGAGATCTCGTCTATTTTCTGGAGCACTGGCAGCAGTTTAACCTTACGCTGCCAGTAGAGCATGGAGTAGAAATCCCAGCCGCGACGCAGACCGTGAGCGCCGATCACAACGGCACCGTAGATTTCCCACAGCAGTTCGGCGTTCACGCGTCCACCACCTCTCGGGCCGATGTGTCATAGCGCAGCCACTCGGGCAGCACGCGGGCGCCGGCCCGCAGGCGGCGCGCTTCGGAGAGCGAGAGGCGCAGGCGGTAGCCGCGGGACGCCTTGTCGACCAACTGGGGCCATAGGGCGGGCATCCGGGGCGGCGTGTTGGGCCAGCGGTCGGCGTAGGACTGCGGGTCGAGGCGGATGAGCTGGCTGCGGTGGCTGCGGTGTACGTCGAGGTTGCCGACCCACGGTGGGTCGGTGCGGTCGGTGTCGCCGGCTTCCTCCAGCTCTATGCCGATCTTGGCGATGTAAGCGGTCAGGCCCTCGGCTACGGCAATGTGCCGAATGGCGATCAGCTCGTGAGCTAGGCGCATCCCGTGCAGAATCAGGCGGTATTCGAAGCCGGTCCACATCGACAGGCCGAGGAAGTCTCCCTCCTGGCCACTTTCGTCGCCCTCCAATCCGCGTACGATCCGGTCGACAACGCCGATCTGTTCGCGCAGGTCGGTGTCGGAAAGGGACGCCGCAGTGGCGCCGGAGTTGATGTGCGGCATCCATGTAATCATCGAGCCTCCTTCGATTTGCTGCGACGGGCCGGGCACGGAGGCTGATCCGCTGCCCGGCCCGCATTGTCGATCAGACGCAGAAGAAAGCGATTCCGACTGCCACCAGAATGAAGGCGTTGAGCAGCAAGAAAACCGTCCGCCACGTGGACATCGTCATCCGATCAGAAAGGCGGCGCGGTGGTGCCGGCGGTGCGCCGCGCGGCCGACCGGCGGGGAGCGGTTGCGGCTGGCTCGGGTTCCGGCTCGGGCTCGACGACCTCGACTTCCTCCTCTTCTTCGGCGTCCTCGGCCTGTGGGAATTCCACCTCGATGATGAGGTCGATGATCTTATCCTCGGGGTAGCTCTTGACCACCTTGATGCCGTGGCTCTTGGCGATCCGAACCAGACCGACCCGATCGCCGGCATCGCGCATCTTCTCCAGCTCGTCGATGCGTTCGTCGGCCGGGTCGTCTTCTTCCTCGTCGTCTTCGGCCTCACCGATTTCCTCGACGTCGTCCTCCACCGACTCGACCGCGTCGTCTTCTTCCTCATCCTCCAGCTCCTCGGCCGGCGCGGCGACGTTCGTACCGACGGGGACCAGGAAGGACTTGACCTCCATCTTGGCCTCGTACCAGGTGCCGTCCGGACCCTGGCGACGCTGGCCCATGGCGGCGTTGACGGTGCAGGGCATGCCGTCGGGGTCGATCTTGGTCTTGCCGATGGAGATCATCTTCTCGCGCTTGCTCGCATCCGGCTTCTCCACCAGCGGGCCGACTCCCCAGAAGCTGCTCACGTCCGCCTGGGGCAGGCCGATGCCGAACAGCAGGCCGTTCATGAACTGGGCGCCCTCGGCGGTCGCGTTCTGCTGACCCCAGAGGCCCGAGCCATTGTGGATTGCCTTCTTGGAGCCCTCCGGCTCGCGGACCTCGAACAGGAACTTGACCATCGGGTCGCCGTTCTTGTTGTCCACGATGCTCATCTGCTTCAGGACGCCTTGGAGCGGGCCGGCAGGGCCGTCGTACGTGGCGAATCCGGCTGCGGGCGGAACCTTCGCCGAGTCGGGGGAGGCGCCGAGTTTCCTACGGGGCATGTCGTGCCTTTCTTTCTTTATGCCAAGCGAGAGCGCCTGCGAGAAGCAGGTCGATTCGTGGTGGATTTGGAGTGGGGGATGATGATTTTCTCTGTGTTGGAGTCCGTGATCTTCTGCGCTGCCTGGGCGAGCGTCACGTCGGTGGTGTACCGGCCGAGACTGTCGGTCCAGTCCTTGGCGAAGTACGGCGGCTTGGGCTGCCAGTAGATCCGGCGGTGCGCGATCTCGGTTTCCTTGCCGGCCGCCGTAGTAGCCGGGACGTTGATCAGCTTCATGTAGCCGACGCAGGTCATCATTCCGCAGACGTAATTGCTGACGCCCCCCTTCTTGCCGTCCAGGAACGGCAGGACGCGCTCGTCGCCGCCGTCGGTCTCGACGTTCATGGACTGGGCGGTGAACAGCACGTTGCGCGGTGTGTCGCACAGTTCGCTGACCAGTCGGCGTGTGGCGTTCTGGTACTCCAGGTGGTCCTGTATCTGGAGGACGTCCAGCTTGCGCGAGCCCTCGGCGCCGCCGGCTTTGCCGAACTCGCGCTCCAGGATCCACTGAATCAACTTCTCCTGAATGGAGGTCAGCGAATCGAACATCGTCCACTCGGGATCGCCGTAGACACCGTCCTCCCAGGCCTGCTTGGCGGCCAGAAACTCCTCGTATGTCGGACAGACGATGATCTTGCCCTTGCCGCCGTGCCGCCGGGCCGAGACACCCTTGTCCTTCTCGGTGGAGATGATCAGATCAGCCCCACCCGCCCCGCCGCCAAAAACCGTCTTGCCAATTCCGGAATCACCGAACACCAGCATGTTGATGCTGGGAACCATCTCGTCCAACGCCACTGGCGTCGGGGGTTTGCGTACAGGAGGCATAGGCGCGCTGTCCTCTCGGTAAATCGGGTCAGCGGCAGCTTATCCCCTACTAGGGCTTCCTGACAAGCTCCTCCATGCCAACAGCGTCGGCGTCGGCGTCGGTCGTCCCACCGAACGGCCATACGAGCGCGGCGAAGGCAGCGCAGCACGCCAGGGCGCCGAGAGCGTAGTTGATCACATCATCCTCCCACTTCTGCTGTAAACAGCTCGATCAGCGGCTGCCGGAAATTCGGGCAGTACACGTCATTGGCAACGCCCATCACGTCGCCGCCCTGGCCCGGGTAGATGGCGTTGAGCTGACCCTGGAGGCCGCGCAGTGTCATCTGATCTGGCGTCATCGCGGCGCAGGTGGTGCGCAGTAGCGTCAGGATCTGCGGTTCGGTGCCTGGCACGCCGAAATCGCGGAGCACCGCATAGCCGACGTGAGGCGTGTAGGTAGGCGGGAGTGCGGACTGGGCGCTGGCCGAGGCGGTGAGGCTCATGGCGGCGACCAGCAGCACGGCGGCTGTCACAAGGAGGAAGCGGTAGGTTCTCATGGCATTAATGTACCCTACCCTTCGGCTGTGTTCTGGGCGAATGTGGTGGCTATCACATGGAACTGACACAGGTCGACCCGGAAGAAGTGCATGTCTCCGCCGACCAGCAGGCCGATGATCTGCGGCGTGGCGTCGGTGGCCGAGCAGGTCTCGAAGCGGCCGGTGTCCGGCTCGAAGACAACGGAGCGCTGGCAGTCGGTCACTCGGACGCCGCCCGGAGAGTGGGTTTGTAGAAGCCCTGGCGGATGCGCTCCTGGGTGATGCGCTGGTGTGCCGCTGACAGCGCCTCCATCTCCCACGTGCCGTCGGTGACCGAGGTGTCGGAGACCTTCACGCCGAAGCCGTAGTAGTGCCCGTGATTTCTCCTCTCGGTGGGAATTCCACCTTGCACGCGGAGATCGACAGCCCAGTAGTCGAACTTCCGGCGTCCGCGCGGGCGTCCGACCTCGCAGCGTTCGAGCTGGAGGTTGGTCGGATAGTCCTGCTCGGGCATCGACAGTACCGAGGCGACCGGTTCGCCGACTTTGTCGTGCCAGTAGCGCTTCTCGCCCCAGATGATGTCCCTGGGGTCAATTTTGATGCTGCCGTGCATCCACCACGGGTCGGACTTGCTGGATTCGTTGCGCTTCGCCCAGAGATTCCACCACAGGCGTCGGTCATGCATGCTGACACCGGTCACTCGCGACTCGTAGCCAACCGGGTTGAGCCGACGCTGGATGCCCTGACCGAAGCTCTCGGTGTGCAGGTACAACGCACCCAACCGGCCGAGGCTCACGTGCGCGGCCAGCGTGTGCTCGCTGCCGGCGTTGCCGATCTTCACCTCGATACTCGGTCCGGACATTCCGCCGAGCAGGACGAGCTGGCCGCCGATTACACCGCGCGGCGTGGGAAATGGTCCGGGGGCGTGCGGTCCGGCGTCGAGGAGAACAGCGTCGGTGGTGAGCTGGAAGCCTTCATAGGGCTGACCGATCACCAGGTCTGCGTCGAGGTTTCCCTGCGGAGTGGGGCGCGTGCCGCAGCGGTCGCAGACCACCCAGTGGCACCTCGGCGTGCCGTCGACAACGGGCCTGTGGCCGAACAGGAAGCACCGAACGACCGGCCGGGGCACTTCGTGCGCCCAGAAGCCGACGTCGACCAGCGGCCAGCGGCCTTTCCGCTCCTTGCGGTAATTGAAAGCGTGCACGAACACTTTGCCGAAGTAAAGAGTCATTCAGCGCTCCTTGAATAATTTACTGGACCGCGCGCCGGGACGGTGATCGCCATAGGGGTCCTCAGCGTGGAAGGCGAAGTCGCGATAGGTCTCCCAGTCGCCGCCGACCTCGTGCAGCTCGCACATCTCGGCGAAGACGCAGAAGGTGCAGTCTCGGGTGGGGTTCTTGGTGACCGGCAGTTCACCGCTGCGCACGGCGTCCATGTGCTCGACCTCGTCCTGGATGCGGTCGAGCTGTCGGGCGCGTTCGTTCGCGGTGCGGCGGATCGCGGTGCGCAGGTATAGCGGTGCGGGCTGGACCTTGCTCACGTCGCCCAGGACCGCAATGCCGTTGTCGCGGGCCAGATTCTCCAGTGCTTCCTTGGACAGCTTCTTCAGGCCGGATTCGGTCCAGTGTGAGCCGGGGATGGCCGGCGCGACGAGCTGTTCCACGTAGTGCTGTTTGGTGGGTAGGTTCGTGGCCAGCCCGGCGGCGTTGCGCGGCCGGTCGTCCGGCAATCCCTTGCGCAGGAAGTTGTACTCGATTCCCCACAGGGATTCCCGGGGGCCGATCTTGTCCTGGTGCCGTAGTTCGTGGGTGGCAACGGCCCAGTACGAACCGGCCTGGTCGTCGAGCACGAGGTGTTTGGTGCTGATCGAGGCGGCAGTTTTGTTTTCTAGTAATTTGACTTTTCCGTCGGCGTGGTCTCGGAAAACTCCATCGAAGGTGCCGACGTAGTTGACCACTGGCTGCGGCGAACCCACCAGCACGTGGAAGGCGTACTCGGGTTGGATCAGCTCCCATTGCTCGTCCTGGCCGTAGCGCTGCACGTAGCCGGTGAGCATGGCGACGCCGAGGTCGCGAGCGTCCACCCACTCCGGCTGGTCCGGATCGCCCCGGCGACCGTCGCGCATCCAGGCCTGGGTCTGGCCGACCCACTTCTCCCAGGTCTCGGCCGGGTGTGGACCGCGGGTGAAACCGGGCAGGTACCACTCTGCCAACGCGACGTGCACGCCGGTGCCGAACCACAGGGCATCGGCCCGGACCATATTCGGCTTCAGGCCTTCGCGGTAGGACCACCACCACTGTTGGAGGCATCTTTTCGCTGACGCGCGCTCGCTGGTGCGTAGATAAGGGAGTCCGGTCATTGCTGGCCCTGGCGGTACTGGTAGGTGTTGTCGGTGTTCGCCTGGGTGCAGGGCGGGCAGCGGCAGAACCAATTGTTGTAGGCCGACCACTGGCCGTGCTCGGCGACGTCCGGCGCCCAGTAGAACTCGGTGTTCTTCATCTGCATGCGCTGGGCCTGGGTGAAGACCGACTTCTGGGCGTTGGTCAGTTCGTCCCAGTTGGGCGGCATCTTGCCGGTGGGCACGAGCACGCGGGCGTCGCGGCGCCGTTGGCGCTGTCGAGCCTTCTGGTCGTTCACGCTCATCGGTCATTCCTCCCTTGGCGTAGGCGAAACGCCGGCCGCCGCTCCTGGTACGGATGTCAGCCGAAGCGGCGGCCGGCGGTAGGTAGTGTACTTCAGAACTCGGCCTCGCCCGCCAGCGGCTTCGTCCGACGGACCACAGCGGCGCGGGGCTGCCGGCCGGGCCGCACCGAGCGCTCGACCTCCGGCGGCGCGGCGACCGCATGCCGTGGCCGGCGGGGGTGCTGGATCCGAGCCTCCTCCATTTTCTCGGTCGCTTGGTCGCGTCGGGCCGCCCGGCGCTCGGACAGCCGGGTAACGGTGCCGGTCTTCTTCTTCGCCGCCGCTGTTCGGGTGGTCTCACGCGTGGCGCGGGCGCTGTGCGCATCCAGGTAGATCTGGCGCTGGTCGGCCGAAATGCGCCCCCGCTCGCCCGCGTCGTGGCCGTTCTCCCGCAGCCACTGGCGAATTGCCGACGGCGTCACGTCGACATCCGCCGGAGCGGCTGGCAGCAACTTCTTCAGGTTCGGCTTGGCCACCGCCCCCGAGGACGCGTAGGCGGTGCCCAGCATCTTCTGCTCGCGAGCGTCGGCGTAGGTGTTCGTCTTCACCCACTGCTGCCGCGCCGTCGACCCGGCCAGCATGACACCCAGCTCGAAAGCCTGCCGCGCCGGCTTGGAGAATTCCAGGCCGCCCTGCCCGATGTACCAGTCGGCCTCGGCCAGCCGGACACTGTCCGGCCCCTTCGCCAGCATCTTCTCGACGGTCTCGTCGCCCATGTTTTCTTCCCTCGGTCTGTTGGTGTGGTGCTCGAAAGTAGAATACCAGTTTAGTCCTGGCATTAGCAAACTGGCTGTCGGCTGCGGATCAGTCGCCCTTCACGTTCACGAGCTGGCGCAGCGTGTGTCGGATCTCCACCAGATCGTCCGCATCCTTCATCACGACGCTGATATCTTTGTAGGCCTGCGGGATCTCGTCAATGAACGCCTCTGTGTCTCGATACTCGATCCCCGTCATCGCCTCGCGCAACTGGTCCTGCGTAAATGTCTTGCGGGCGGCCGAGCGGCTGAAGTTCCGGCCGGCGCCGTGCGGCGAGGAGTTCAGCGACAATCGGTTGCCCTTGCCGACGACCACGTACGACGCAGTGCCCATCGAGCCTGGAATCAGGCCTGACGTGCCTTCGGTGGCCTCGATCGCACCCTTTCGAGATACCCACACCTTCTTGCCCCAGTGAGTCTCCTGCTGCGTGAAATTGTGATGGCAGTTTATTCGCTCGGCTTGCTGCACTACGCCCCCGAGCCACTTCTCGACGCAGGTGATGACGCGGTCCATCATCTCCTCACGGTTCAGCAGCGCGAAGTGCTGCGCCCACCGCAATTCGCGGACGTAGGCCCAGAACTCGTCGGTGCCCTCCACGAGATAGGCCAGGTCCGGGTGCGGCAGGCTGATCCACCAGCGCTCGCACAGCTTCTTGGCCACGCCGATGTGGTGCTGTGCGATCTTGTTGCCGATACCGCGCGATCCGGAGTGTAGGAACAGCCAGATGCGATCTTCTTCATCATAGCTGATTTCGATGAAGTGGTTGCCACTGCCCAATGTGCCGAGCTGAAGCCACCAGTTACTGGCGTATCGACTTGGGTCGAAGTCCGTGGTCGAAGCATTCATCAGCAGCTCGTTGGAGCGTGCCACCGATGTGGCGGTCATCAGTCTCTCGTTGTATTTCCCGACCGACAGCGGAATTGACTCCTCGATCGCTTCGCGTAGTTCGGACAATTTCCCGCCGGCAACGAAGCCTTGGCGACTGAACTGCGTGCGCACAGCTATCATGCCGCAGCCAATATCAACTCCGACAGCGGCCGGGATGATTGCGCCGAGCGTGGGAATCACCGACCCTACTGTGGAGCCTTTTCCGAGGTGCGCGTCGGGCATCAGTGCGAGG